ATTCCGAGTTTTTTTTGGGAGTTTTTTGCGGTATGCTGCATTCGTTGATGACATCTGGGGTGTCCTCGACACGGTTCGACCAGCGGCGCGGGAGTTACGATCCTTGCGCCGTTTCTCTTTTTCAGGCGGACGCGCGAGCTTTCGCTGGAGCGTCTGCGACCGATGGGCTCCCCACTTCAAACAGTGAGGCTTCGCTCGGAGAAATTTTGGGACCGAATTTCACTGTGCCCGGAGGTTTGCCAGGAGGCGGCGCATCGGTTTTGCGAGAATTCCAATAGCGTGCCTGCCTTACCCGGTTACCGCATCTCTTTGAACAAAATTCCTGACGCGGATCGATTTGATCGAATTTACGCGAGCAATCCTTCGCCGCACACGTGAGACCTTTTTTTAACGCGTTACCCATGTGAGGCACGATATAGTTAACGCGTGAGAATGTCAAAGGAATTGTTTACTAAAGAGATGCGAGGCGGGAAAACCAGCGCCGGAAGCGGCGCGGAAGGCGGGAGGAACGAAAAAATAAAACGGCGCCCGTAAAGAACGCGGCAGACAAGAACTACTGCTGGGTGTGCAGCGAGAGACCTACCATCAAGCCGACGATCAGGCCGACGATTCCAGAGCAGGCACCGAGCGCGAACCAGGTCTCGATGTTGAACCGGCGGCGGCGCGGCTTTGAGATTTTCTTCGCCTTCAGAGTTGTCGACCGGGGGCTCTTCATGCGCTCACTTCGACCGAGTAGGAATACACAACCGGCGCGTTGGCCGCGATTTCGTTTGCCGCCGTCTCGCCTTGCGCCTTAATGAATTCCTGCTTCCATGCCGGGTAGGAGCCTTGCGAGGTTTTCACAAACTGAAATTCTGGCGCACCGCGTTCCGGCTTCCAGTCCCCTGCTTCAAGCCGATCCGCCGCTCGCTTCTCGACCTGCTTTGGCGAGAGTTTCTTTAGATCCTCCGATGACTTCACGCCTAAGACTTTTTCGGCGAGTTGCTGGCGGCGAAATTTCAGTTCTTTCTCGGCGGCGGTTACTCGTTTGGTAGCGTCGGAGTGTTTCCGCTCCCAGTCGGCAAGCTCAGTCAGTTCGTCTTTCGTGACCAGCGCGGTTTGTTTGGTTGCGGCGTCCATCAGTATGCGAATGCAAGCCCATTCAGCGCGATGGCGGCGTTGGCTGTCATGCGGGCGATACGGATTGAGCCGATAGCGTTGTATCGATCCTTTCCCGGTGGACAATTGGCGAGAATCACTTCGGCAAAATTCTTGGCCGCTTGGTCGATTGCCGCATACTTCGGCAAGGTCCCGACGGTCGGCGCGTGGTACTTGAAAAGCTCGGCGATCACTTCTTCCGCTGACATTGGGCGCGGGGGAGCGCCCATCGCAGTCTGATCGCACCCCGCAGTTTCTATTTTGTGGGCATAGCGCCGTAAGAAGTCTTCATTGCAGCCGGGGGCTTGTGTTTTTTCTGGATCAGCTCTCATGCCCACGATTCTCCCCCGCCACACTGTTTACCCGGTAGATGCCGAAGGTCACCTGAGAGTCCGGACGTGAGAGGATGAGTTTGTTAACAAACCGCTGTGAGTTTGCTAACAAACTAAAAAGAGAGGGAATTATGGGCCGCCCGCGCCAACTTCAAGTCTGCTGCTCCTCGCGCTGCCTGCGCGAAATTCAACCGCAAGAAAAAGCCGTCGCGCTGACGATCTTCGCCCAGACGCTCGGCATGGGAAAACGCCGCACCTCAAAAAGCGAGCGGCTCTTCCTCTGCCCGCAGTGTGCCTACCGCGTTGCGGGTGTCGAGAAAGAGCCGTCAAAAACCGCTCCATTCGATTTGTCGATTTTCAAAGTCCTGCTCGACCTGGTTGGGGCCGATCCGGACGTTGCGAATGCAGGATGGGAGTTACTACAGCGGAGAAGGGCAGAACTTCTTTATCAGGCCGCATTACCCGAAGGCGAGATTCTTCCGCCCGTGAAGCGGCTGAAAGAGGCGAGCTAGATTTTCACGCCCAGCGTGGCGACAAACGCCTGCACTTGCGGCCACACAGCTTTCAGATCGGTATAGACTTGCTGGTCGAAGGAGATGTTCAGGACTTGGGTTGGCGATTGCGCGGCGCTTTGCACGTCGGCGATGGCTTTCCCGACCGCACTCAGTACGACGCCGAGCGCGCCCGCGACTTCGGGGATTTCCGCGTTGGTTTTCGCGACGAAATGCAGCGCAGTTTCGGCTGCAATCTCAATATCTTTTTCGATGGTGACGAGAGCGGGCTTGATAGACATAGTTTCACTTTCCTCCGGGTTTTTGAATGGTTTCTAAATTCGTTTTCAACTCTTGCTCCGCCTCTAGTTCAGGCAGTACGACAAACATGCCCTTCGTGAGCCGCGAGGATTCCTTCCTGAATACAACCGTCATCACCACGGCAGAAGAGACCATGCCTGTCCCGATGGCGAAGGCGAAGTTATCCGCGCCGATCAGCGCGAGCCCAGTGACGAGCAGGAAGGAAACGACGGCGGAAAAAATAAGCTCGAACAGAAACCGCAGCCAGAGCGCGATCGAGGACTGCTCAAGTTTGCCAAGAACGAACTTGGCTAGACCTTGGAAGGGGTCCACTGAATTACTGTCTCGGACTCTTTGCCAGCGCGTTCACCACGGCCCACACTCCGCCGACCGCGACTGCATTCTGCGGATGTGAGGCGATATAGGCGTTGACGGACGGCGTGAGGAACAGCACCAGCCCCGCACAGGCCGACGTGATCCACACCCAATGACCAGAGATAAATTGCTTCATTGCCATGCTCCCGTTTGAATTTGTAAAGCCAGCCGATCCGCGCGCGCGCCCACTTGCCGAGCGTATGCGGAGTTGATGAGTTCATCGTGAGCGACACACCAGTCGCCCGCTTTTACCGCCGCCAGAAATTTCGGAAACTTCGCCAAGCCCCCAACTCCCATGTTGAAGGTCAAATTCACCAGCGCCGCGTGCCGTACTTCGTCGAGCCCGGAGACCCACGGGAATTCTTTTTCGAGGCTCGCGGTTGCAGCCGTAATGTCGTTTGCGAGAAGCATCTGTGCTTCGGCTGGCGAGATGCCCACGTCCGACAAATTCCTCCCGACGCCGATGGTCGGTTTTCCCGCCGTGTCTTTGTAGGGGTAGAGCCGCAAGCCTTCATCGCGGATGAGCTGGTCGGTTAAGTTCACGATCACACAGAGAGAGGCTGGATTTGCGGGGAAGGGAAGTGGTAGAGTGTCGGCCTATCCCACAGATAGGTCACTTGCAAGGGGCCGCGTTTTCGATTGATTGGCGCGGCCCCCGTTTTTTCCTTAGTACGCTATCGCCGAAAATTCAATCACGTCTCCCGGCGCAATCGCAGTCACAACCGTCAGCAGGCATTGGGTCGTTGAGACCGATGTGCCCACAATTAGGTTGGCAGGATGAGTCTGGTCGGAAGCGGAGCAGTGCCAGCCGTTTGGAGCGGCGATCTGCGTTGTGGGGTTCCTTCCTGTTGCGTAAGTCCCCATCGTGATCGTGGTTGAGCCCGTCGTCGCCGTCGCGGTTGTGAACCGGCCTGCGGTGGGACCGCCCGTCAAAGAGGTCTCGTTCAAGCCGCCGCTGCTGGTGAAGGGAGCGCACGAATCAAGTCCGGAGCCACAAGAGGAAACGAAAGCGGGCGATAAAATCGGTGCGCTTGCCGTGACGCTTCCTGTCTGCATTTGCAGGTCATCGAAGGCACTGTCGCTGAAATCAACAGTGCCATTATGAAAAGTCGCCACATCGTTTACCGCGTCGCCAAAGATCGCGTAGGAAGTGGCGTCGGTGCCGCTTGTTTCAAAAACCCATGAATCCCCTTCAAAATCGTAGCAGCCCACGATGTTATGAATCCCCACCGACAGATGCGACATTCCGCAGCCGTCCCCATAGCTGTCTTCGTACCGCATGGTTCCGTCCACACCCACTTGCCCCATTACTACCTGCCCATTTGGCGTGTACTGCGCTTGCGCGAATCCGGCAGCGAACACGAGAAACAAAAGAATAAATATTTTCATCGGATCAGCATCCCTT